AATAATCTTATTCCAAAATTAAAAATTTAGGAGAAACACAATGGCAAGTAGCAACTTACTAAAAGAAGCTATCGCTGACGCTAAGGCTGTCAGAGAAACTGCAATTGCAAATGCTAAATTAGCTCTAGAAGAAGCTTTCACACCAAGACTTCAATCTATGTTATCTAATAAAATCGAAGAAGAATTAGAAGATGACAGTGATGACGAAGAAACGGAAATGAAAGAACAATCAGATTCATCAAACATCGGTTCAGGCGACAATAAAGTCAACCTAGCAAGCGGTGATGATGAGGAAAAATCAGAAACTGAAAAACAATCTGCTGCATACGGATTAGAACAAGACGCGAAAGTTGTCAACAAGCTAACCGAAGTAGAAGACGAAGAAGAAGCTGAAGGTATGGACATGGATATGGATTCTGAAGAAGAATCTGACGAAATGGACATGGAGTTAGAAGCAATCATCAAAGAACTTGAAGGTGAAGATGAAGAAACTGAAATGGAAGATGAAGAAACTGAAATGGAAGACGAAAAGTCTGAAATGGAAGATGAAAAATCTGAAATGAAAGGAATGAACGATGAAGAATCAGAAATGAAAGAAACTGAGGATGAAGAATCCGAAGAAGAAGACATGGATGAGGAATTAAACATCGAATCAATCTTATCTGCATTAAAAGAAGAAGATGAAGAAGAAGCAACTGAAGAGGAAGAAGAAGAAAAAGAAATGTATAAAGAGCAACTAGAAGAAGCTATTAATACTATCAAATCTTTGAAATCTACTTTGAACGAAGTTAACCTTCTTAACGCAAAATTAATGTTCTCAAACAAACTGTTTAAGTCTCAAGACTTGACTGAGTCTCAAAAAATGAGAGTTATTGAAACTTTCGATAGAGCTCAATCATTAAGAGAAGTAAAGCTTGTTTACACAACATTAGCAGAATCAGTGCGATCTAGACGAAACGTAGTAACTAAAAAATCTACAGTAACTGAAGGATTAGCATCGAAAGCGCAAAAAACAACAAAGCCAACACAAGTTATCGCAGAAGGTAACGTATTGGCAAGTAGAATGAAAAAACTAGCAGGTCTATTATAATAGACTGCACAAAAAATTAGGAGACTAGAAAATGGAAAGTATTAATAACCTTTTAACGGATGCAAATTCTGCTCACAAGAAACAACTTGATGAGGGTAGAATGATGACATCTAAATGGGAAAATACGGGTCTATTAGAAGGAATCGGAAACGAATATGAAAAAGCAGGAATGGCAATTCTTCTCGAAAATCAAGCACGTCAGTTAATTGATGAAAACTCAAAAACTGGTGGCTCGAGCGCAGAAGAATGGTCAGGAGTAGCTCTTCCATTAGTTAGACGAATTTTTGGAGAAATTGCTGCGAAAGATTTCGTATCAGTTCAACCAATGAACCTTCCATCAGGACTTGTATTCTTCTTAGACTTTAAGTATGGTACAGACAGAGCAGATAGTGGCTTTGCAACAGGTACCGACATCATGGGTAACACTTCAGCATCAGGCGATGGAACAGGCGGTTTCTACGGCGGTGGTAAATATGGTTACTCTATGAACGTAGTAACAGACTCAACTAACACTGTTGGTTCTGCATCAGCAACATGGGCAGACGTAGACTATGATTCAGATCTTTCTGCATCAGTATCTGCAGGAACAGTATTTATTGTATCTGTATCATTTGCATCATTATCAAACACTGATAAAGAAGGTGTTCAAGCAATGAGATTTACATCTGCATCAGCTGCAGGAGCAATCTCTGAAAGCTTTAACTTACCAGCATTTAATAAAGTTGGTGGTACTTATGCTGATGGTGGTGAAGGTGTAAAAATCTTCTTCAAGCATAGCGACACTGATATCATAAAATCTGCTGACTTCTCTCACGCTGATACAATAGGAAACTCTGTACAACATTACAAGCAACCTACTGCATCTACAAGAGGCGATTTTGAAGATACAACTGGATCAGATATTAGTATTCCAGAAGTAAATGTTGAATTAAGATCTGAGACGATCGTAGCTAAGACTCGTAAGTTGAAAGCTGTATGGTCTCCAGAATTTGCACAAGATTTGAATGCTTACCATTCAATCGATGCAGAAGCTGAATTAACTTCAATGTTATCTGAATATATTTCAATGGAAATTGATCTTGAAATTTTATCAATGTTATCTGAAAATGCTCTTACAAAAGAGTACTGGTCAGCTACAATTGGTGAAGTTCACACAGGTACAACTACTAATGGTGAATCAGACTGGAACGCTGGACCGGCTGCAGCTGCATATAACCAAGGTACATGGTTCCAAACTTTAGGTACGAAAATACAAAAAGTTTCTAACCAAATTCACGCAAAAACAATGAGAGGTGGAGCAAACTTCTTAGTTTGTGGACCTGAAGTTGCAACAATCCTTGAATCAATTCCTGGATATGCTGCAGATACTGATGGAAACCAAACATCATTTGCAATGGGTGTACAAAAAGTTGGAGCATTAAATAACAGATTTACTGTTTACAAGAATCCTTATATCCAAAAAGACGAAATCTTATTAGGATTTAGAGGAACTCAATTCTTAGAAACAGGAGCTGTATATGCACCTTACGTACCATTGATTATGACTCCTTTAGTTTACGATCCAAACAACTTTACTCCGCGTAAAGGTGTAATGACTCGTTATGCTAAGAAAGTTGTAAGACCAGAATTTTATGGTAAAGTATTTTGTAAAGATTTAGCTAACGTTTAATCCTTAACAAACATATTATTATTGAGAGAGGCTAGTTTTTACTAGCCTCTTTCTTTTTTATACGTGACTTTATATTTATTGGTGTAAGCATGTTAAAAACAATTAATTAGATAGAGGTTATTATGGCAAAACAAAATATAGAAAAGTCTGTTCCTAAAGGAAACATAAAATTTTCAATAACATTATCAGAAGAACAAAAGATTGCAAAGCATTCAATGTTGCACCATCCTTATAATTTTATAGTAGGTAAAGCTGGAAGTGGAAAAACATTACTTGCATGTCAGGTTGCATTAGATATGTTTTTCAAAAGAACCATAAATAAAATAATTATTACAAGACCCACTGTTTCTACAGAAGACAATGGGTTTTTACCTGGATCTGAAAAAGAAAAAATGGAGCCTTGGTTGGTACCTATTAGATCTAATATGCGAAAGGTATATAATAAACCTATGATACTAGATAAAATGGAAAATGACGAATCAATAGAATTAGTTTCATTAGCACATTTTAGAGGTAGAACCTTTGAAAACTCGGTTGTCATTGTTGATGAGTTTCAAAACTTAACAAGATCTCAATTAAGAATGGCACTAGGTAGATTAGGTAAAGGTTCAACAATGATATTTTGTGGAGACAATCAACAAATAGATTTAAAGGATAAAAACTATTCAGCAATAGTTGATATATCCAAAATAACAGAATCTAAGTTTGTGTACAAACAAATACTTTTAGATAATCACAGGCATGAAGCTATTGATAATGTTTTTGAAATGCTAATGGGAATGTAACAAACAACCTACTTCTTTATATTTATATAAGAACAGTAATAACAACTTTTAGGGAATAATATGGCAACACAAATACCAATATGGTCAGGAGCATCAACCTTTGCATCGGGCCAAACTCCGTTCGGTTTTTACGACGCAGATACATCTTTTGTTTCAGACGTAGACAATACTGCTACATGGTGCGCCAAAAGATTAGGTTACCCTATAGTAGATATAGAACTTCAATCTGGAAGCTTATATGCAGTATTTGAAGAAGCAATAACTGAATATAGTTCACAAGTAAATTACTTTAACATAAAAGAAAATTTATTAACTTTACAAGGAACGGCATCAGGATCTAATTTAACACATAGAGAAATAACTCCAAACTTTGATAGAACAATAACACTAGCTCAACAATATGGAACTGAAGCTGGTGTTGGAGGAGATGTAACTTACAAATCAGGATCTATATCTGTAAGTTCTGAAGCAGGCCAAAACTATGACTTAGATAATCTTTGGACAAATGTATCTGAAAGTGGAAATAGTATTGAAATAAAAAGAGTATTTTACGAACCAGCTCCAGCCATCACAAGATTTTTCGATCCATATGTTGGTACAGGAGCAGGATCAGATCAAATGCTACAAGGATTTGGATGGGGTAATTATAGTCCAGCTGTAAACTTTTTAATGTTACCAATGTATGATGACTTATTAAGAGTACAAGCTATAGAGTTTAATGACCATATACGCAAGTCTGCATATACATTTGAACTAATAAATAATCAGCTGAAGATTTTTCCAATTCCAACGGCAAAAGCAAAAATTCATTTCCAATATATTGTTGAAAATGACAGAAAAAATCCATTAAAGACTAATAACAGTTCAATAACGGACTTTTCTAATGCAACGTATAACAACATGTCGTACACTGAAATAAACCATGCAGGTAAACAATGGATTAGAAAATATACACTAGCCCTGGCAAAAGAACTTTTAGGTAGTATACGTAGTAAATATGGTAGTATACCTATTCCAGGTGGAGAAACCAATCTTGATGGTGATACATTAAGAAATGAAGCAACAACAGAAAAAGAAAACCTGTTAACTCAGCTTAGAGAAGATTTAGAAGCAACAAGTAGAAGAAACATGCTAGAAAGACAGAAAGACGAAGCTGAATTTATGAGTGAAACATTAAATAGAATACCTTACCCAATTTATATAGGATAATTATGGCTTTATTTGGAGGACATAGAGATATAAGCTTATTCAGAACACTGAATAGAGAGCTAATAAACGAAATTATTGATACAGAAGTTGATATTTTCAAAGCAGCTATACACGATATGTCTGGAAATATTTATGGTGAAGCTTTAAATAAAGTATATAAACCTGGAGTTAGAATATCATGTTTAGTTGAACACGAAGATGATGAATGGTCTAATGATGAATTTGGTGTAGATAAAAATAAAATTGCAAAATTTAAGTTTTTACGAGACGATTTACTACCAGGAGCTGGAAATCCAAACCCTGATGCATTCGCAATCGGATATGCAGACGCAAACTTTGGAGACAAATCACAATTTCCAGTTGGAAACCCAGCTGCAAATATATTATTAGAGGTTGGAGATATTATATACTGGGATAATTCTTATTGGGAAGCAAATGCAATTGTTGAAGACCAATACTTATTTGGAAAAAATCCTGACACAGACAAGGGATATCAAGATGGTGGTAGAGAAAGTTTTGGATCTAGCTTTTCAAGCATCGTTACAACTCATGAAACTAGAAAAAGTAAGTTAAAACTTGAACAAATAAGATCAGGTGCACCAAATAGAGTATCAAACCTATAATGGCAAACAAAAGAAATAACATATCAAACAATAGAGTTCAGCAAATAACCAAGGTCGATTCAACTGTAAAGGATATTACAATAGGAATTTTAGATATTGATTCTGCAATGGATTATTATTTTAACCAAGTAATAAAACCAAAGGTAGACGACGGTGGTGAAACTATTGATGTTCCAATTATTTACGGTTCACCTGAAAGATGGAGATCTGTTCAAAAGAGTGGAGCATATAGAGATATAAAGTCAGGTAAAATCCAAATACCCCTAATAATGTACAGAAGAACAGCATTAGAAAGGGTAGAAGGCATGATGGGAAACAAGATTGATGCAGCAGATCCAAGTAATATTGTAAGACAATTTTCTACTAATTATAATGCTAGAAACAGGTATGACAGGTGGAATATACTTCAAGGAGTTAAACCTACTAAAGAACACTATAATGTTATTATACCCGACTATGTAAAATTAACCTATGAGGTAATCATATGGACAGAATATATTGCACAACAGAATAAGATAATTGAAGATATAAACTATAATGCAAACTCTTACTGGGGAGATAAAAATAGCTTTAAATTTTTAGCAACAATGGACAGTTTTACAACTGATAATAACCTTGAACAAGGAGTTGATAGATCTATTAAAGCTAATTTTCAAGTAAACTTAAATGGATATATTATACCAGATAATGTTCAAAAAGATGCAACAGACTTTGCAAACAGAACATTTACAGCAAAACAATTGACAACGAGCGAATTTGTATTTAATGATATAGATAACCCTGTCAATAGAAATTCAACAAACGTATACGGAACAGGTTCTTTAGTTGATGAGGGTAATACCTTAGATTCAACAACACGATATCTAGAAGGTGATGGAGAGCCAGGTAGCAATTCACTAACTAGTAAATATAAACAAAGTAATTTTTAGGAGAAATTAAAATGGTTTTAGACACAGACATTCAAGCAAAACTTCAAGCACACAGAGCAGCTAAAAAGGAAGTACAACCCGAAGCAAAACAAATAGATACAGTAGATAAACAAGTAGAACAAGCAGACCTAGATAAATTAAAAAAGCTACAAGCAGACATGGATAATCTTGTCGTATCTTTTGGACAAATGGCAATACAAGAAACAGCAATAATTGCACAAAAAGAAACACTAAATAAGGCACTTGTCGACATTAAACAAGAAGAATTAAATTTAGCAAAGGAATTAAGTTCTAAATACGGAGAAGGTTCTTTAGACTTAGGAACCGGTAAATTTTCAGCTACAACGTAGTATTTTGGGATCGTACGGGATATTTATATATAGTTAAGAAATACTTAAAATTAGAAGTGTTTTTCACACAGTAATCATATAGAGGAGAAATAAACATGGCCGAAAGAATTGTTAGTCCAGGTGTTTTTACACAAGAAAACGACTTATCATTTTTGCCAGTGGGTATTGGAGAAATCGGAGCAGCGATTATAGGTAATACACAGAAAGGTGTTGCATTCGAACCACAGGTAATCAGATCGTTTAATGAGTTTCAAGATCAATTTGGAGCAGGAACAGACGGAACATACGTTCCATATACAGTAAAAGAATATATAAAGCATGCCGGAGCGGTTACAATTGTAAGAACTCTAGGTTTAGCAGGATATACTGCAACTACTTCAGGAATAGCCTTCACAGCTCTATCTGAATCAGCTGCTACAGGAGTTACTGCATCAGCATATATTGTAGGTATATTACATCCTACTGCATTAAATGCTTCACCTGTAGTTACAGCAAACGCACCATTATCACAGTTTACAGAATCAACTCAAAACTTTTTTACTGGAAATGTATCAGCAAGTATTACAAGTACAGGAGGAACAGCAAATATTACTTTCTCTTTTGACGAAGAAAATAGTGACTATTTAGTTAATTGTTTAGGACAAGACTCAGGAAGATATGTACCAACT